AGCGACACGCGTACAAAATCGCGCAAAACTTTCTTTTTTGGACAAACAGAACACCCCGAACCCCTATTCCGAAATACCCTCAACTAGCCTGAACCAGCAGGAACCAGCCCGAACCAGCGGTAGTTCAGTCATATCTGGTCGTATCGAGCCGAGGTTGGTGACGCCTGTTCCACCCGGTGAGAGTTTTGGTCCTGCCCTGACTGCGTGGGCGAAGCGCGTGCTGAATATTGATCTGATGGAGTGGCAACAACGGATCGTGAACGACGCGTTGACTGTGGATGCCGACGGCGACTTTGTGTTCCGTGAGGCTTGTATCAGTACGGCCCGACAGAACGGCAAGAGTCTTGTGATGCGTGCTGTCGCTGGGTTTATGGCTACCGAGTATGCAGCTGCACGTCGCGAGCCTCAGACGATCGTGATTGTGGCCAACCAAAAGCGTAGGAGCATGGCGTTGTTTCGGGATGTTGTCCGCGACCTTGATGAGAAGTTTGAGTGCAAAGTTCGTTGGCAGAACGGTGACGAGCGGATCAACTTCCCTGACGGCTCGAGCATCTCGGTTGTTGCCGCGTCAGCTCACGCGCACGGATTAACGGCATCAGTTTTGCTGGTGGACGAGGTGTGGGACATTGGTCCCGACGTTGTTTTTACCGCACTGCGTCCGTCACAAATTGCGGTTAAGAATCCCATGATGATGCTCTTTAGCACGGCGGGCGATCAGGGCAGTACCGTTCTTTTGCAACTTAGAGAACAGGGCATCGCGGCAATTGACTCGGGTCAACCGACGGCGCTGTATTTTGCTGAGTGGTCACTTCCGCCTGGTGTGAGTCTTGAAGATCGGTCGCACTGGGGATGGGCTAACCCAGCATTGGGGACGACGATCACAGCGAAGGCTTTGGAGTTGGCTTACGATTCGCCGAACCGTCAAGCGTTCATTCGTGGCCACCTCAATCTGTGGGTTGATTCGACAAACTCTTATTTGCCGATCAACTTGTGGAACGATCGCAAATCCGACCGACCAGCGCCGCCGACTCAGTGGCTCACCATTGACTCATCGGTTGATGACTCGCGGTACGTCGGAATCTCAACCGCTTTTGATGACGGCCGCGTCATCGTCTCAGTCGCGTTCGTTGTTGAGTCAGCTGCACAAATGTGGGAAGAAGTTGTGCGGATCATGCACGACCAAACCGTGAAACTTGCTGTCACCCCATCGCTAGAAATTCACTGTCCCCCAGACTTGCGTCGTCGTATGCAAATCGTCGGCTACGCCGAGCTACTCAAATGGACTGCAGCTTGTCGCGCCATGATCGTTGAGGACCGCGTCAACCACACTGGCGATATCGCACTAGCCGAACATCTCGCTCGAGCCGTGGCCGTCAAAACGGGCGGGTCTATCGTGCTCAGTTCGCAGAAGTCGCCCGGACCGATTGAGTTAGCCCGGTGCGCAGTGTGGGGAATCATGCTGGCGTCCAAACCAGTGCGGTCGTCGCGTGCCGCTTTCGCTTTCGGGTAGGGGTACTTACATACAAGAAATATCTGTGAGAGACTCGCAAGTGATGGCTCTTTTCGGTAGCAAGAAAGTAAGCGCAACCCCCGCGTTTGCGTCCGCGCCGATACAGGCTGCAGCAGGTTCTGCCGCACAGGTGGGTCAGTTCTATACGTACTCCGTCGGGGCGTCGCAAGAACTGGCCCTCTCTGTTCCCACTGTTGCCCGCTCAATTCAAATGATTGCGTCCATGGTCGGATGTTTAGAACTAAAGCATTACACCACGCAATGGACTGGCGAAGAGTACGAAGAGATCTATTTGGAAAACGAGTCGTGGATGGATCAGCCCGATCCGAAAGTCACGCGCAACTTCATTTTCTCCCAGCTCGTCACGGACCTTATGCTTCACGGTCGCGGATTCTGGTACATCACCAGCCGATCCACAGCCACAGGACGCCCGCTTTCGTTTCAATGGTTACCCGCCGCAATGGTCACGACCATGGATCAAGCAGGTCCGCAATGGTTCGGCCCGTCCGACCAAGTCGAATTTAACGGTTACCCACTTGCAACTGATGACGTCGTGCAATTCTTAGCACCCACTCAAGGTCTGCTGTACACAGGCAACCGGGCAATCATGACGGCCTTAAAACTTCAGCAATCCGCTGATCGTTTTGCTGTCAACGAGATTGCCGCTGGTTGGTTGCAACAGACCGACGCATCCGAACCAATGTCAGCCGAAGATCTTTCAGAACTTGCCGCTGCTTGGCGTAACGCTCGACAAGTTGGTGCCATTGGCGCCCTTAACAGCGTGGTCACATTTAAGGAATTTAGTAGCGACCCAAATTCCTTGCAATTAATTGAGGGCCGCCAGTTCCAAAGTCTTGAACTTTCGCGTGCAACGGGAATTCCACCATACCTTTTAGGAATTGGGGTGCCCGGGTCGTACACATACCAGAACGCGCAACAAGCACGCCAAGATCTTTATTTATTCGGCACCAAACAATATTTAGATGCCATTGAACAACAGCTTTCAATGACCCAAATTCTTCCGCGTGGACGGTACGTCAAATTTGATGTTTCCGACTACATGTACGAAAACGATTTAGGGAATGTTGAGCGCGAACCCGCTTTTGATTCAGGAAACCGCGAGGAAGAATATTCATGATTAGATTGACCGCTCAACAGATCACGCTGGACGCGTCCGCTGATGGTGAACCGTCGCGTCAAATCACTGGGCTTGCAGTCCCGTGGAATGTCAAGGCCCAATTGAGTGGTGGCGAGAGTGTGGTCTTTCTTGAGGGCTCACTTCCCGAGGACGGCCCAATGCCGAAGCTTTTGGAATACCACGACGACACGCGCGTGATTGGTCGCGTAGTTGAAAGAGTGTCAACTAGCGAGGGCTTATTGTTTGTCGCCAAGTTGAGCGCGACTCGAGCCGCCGATGACGCTCTCGCACTGCTCGCCGATGGCGCTTTAGACAGCGTTTCGGTCGGAGCAATCCCCACCAAATTCAAACGCCTGTCAGACGGAACCCTAGAGGTCTCTCAAGCCCGATTCGTAGAACTGTCGCTCGTCACTGTGCCAGCCTACGAAGCAGCACAGGTTTACTCAGTCGCCGCCTCATCACCCGATGAAAGCGAACCCGACGAAACCGAAACCCCAACAGAAACAACCCCAACACCATCCGAGGAGGATGAAATGTCAGAACCCACAACCGTTGAAGCCGCAGTTGCGACTCAACCCATCTATGCAACCGCCGTTAAGCGCGACGCAAAACTGCCGACCGCTGTCGAATACTTGAGTGCTGCCATTGCTGGCGGAACTGCTTGGGAACGTATGCACGAAGCACTTCGCGCCGCAGCTCCCGACGTGGTCACCAGCGACACACCCGGTGTGCTCCCAACCCCAATCCTTGGGCCTGTCTACAACAACTTCATTGGCCGTCGCCCTGTCGTTGATGCAATCGGTGCCAAATCAATGCCGGGTGGAGGCAAGGTCTTTATTCGTCCCGAGGTCACGACTCACACGAGCATTGGTGCAAGCCTTGCCGAAATGAGCAACCAGTCAGGCACTTTCGTGGTGAGTTCGAATCAGGTCACCAAGCAAATTTTCGGTGGCTACGTTAACATCTCCGAAGCCGATCTTGACTGGACCGATCCCGCCATCTTGTCAATCTTGCTTGACGACATGGGCCGTATCTACGCAAACGCCACGGACAATTACGCAGCCGACACTTTGGTTACAGGCGCAACCACCACAAGCAACTTCACTGCAGCATCTGTTGATGATCCGTCTTACTGGGCAGAATGGGTTGCAAATGCAGCAGAAACCATTCTTTCCGCATCAAACGGCAACTTGCCAACGCATATTTTTATGAACCCATCAATGTGGGCGGAGCTTCTGAAATTGTCAGATTCGAGCAAGCGTCCGTTATTTCCGCAAGTGGGCCCAATGAACGCTTTCGGCAATCTTGCACCCGGACAGGCAAACGGCAACGCTTTTGGGCTGTCCGTCGTAGTTGACCGCAACTTTAACGCTGCGACCACAATCATTGGTGACGCATCTGGTTACGAACTGTTTGAGCAGCAGAAGGGCGCGATCTCGTTGGACAACCCGTCTACCTTGTCACGCACTATTGCGTTCCGTGGCTACTTCGCCGCTTTGATGATTGACAACACCAAGTTCGTTAAGGCTACTTTCGTCTGATAGACGGAACTGAGTAGAGAGACTGCACCATGGCCACATTCAGCGTGACGCACCACCAGCGTCTAGACGATGTTGCTGTGGTGCAGACCCTTGAAACAACCGACATCACAGTCGGTCAGACAATCACACTGACAGGACTCGGTCACGGTCTCAACGGCACGCACATTGTTATCGCTGTACCGGTCAACTTGTTTGCTGGCGTTAACGAAGCAGGCGACCTGCTTTACAACGAAAACGAAATCATTGTTAACCAGTTGATGTTTCAAGATGTTGGCGACGATCTAGAACGATCTGCAGCTGATCCGTTTGGAACTTTGACTTGGACTTTGACTTGTACATGGTTGTCATCAGTTGCCCCAGTGCAAGAGTTTCTTGGGATCTCGTCGGCCACGGCAAATGACACCGCGTTCCTCACTACTTGTGTCGCAGCTGCAAACTCCTGGTGTTTCAGGCGTCGCGTGCAGGCTGGTTACCACGACAGTCTCACGACTGCCCCTGACAGTGCTGCACTGTTAGGAACCACGCTCTATGCGGCGGGCTTGTACCGTGAACGCGGCACAACTGGAGACAGTTACGCGTCGTTTGGTGACATGACAGGACCACCGCTCATGACCTTGGGTCGAGTCAACCAGTTGCTCGGCATTAAACGATCGCAGTGTGCATGAAATGGCAGGCATCTTCACGGACACCGTTGACACCGTGTCAGCGTCGCTCACAGCCTTGG